ATTTGTATGCTTGTAATTGTTCCATGGTGTATATGTTATTGTTGGTCCAGTTGTTGATTATCCCTTTTAGATAGCCTAAGTTGGTTTTACTTCGCTCTGTACATATCTCTATTGCTCTTTTAAAAAGTGAATAATCTATGTCCTTACTTATATCTATAAGCCATTCTGATGTTACTCCATTTATTACTCCTATATTATTTTCATAGAGTTTAGCAAACTTACCTACCAACTTACTATCTATATCTGTATGTATATCTTTCTCTATCTCTTTATCTTTCTCTATCTCTATCTCTATCTCTGTCGTTACGTTTTTGTTACTTGGTGTTACATCAGTGTTACATTGCGTTACATTAACGTTACCTGGTAACATTTCGTTACTAAAATAATCTATAGAATCTAATATATCTTCATCTATATTTACTCCAGCATGTATATTACTGTGACAATGTCTGCATAAAGTAATCATTTTATTAGTGTCGTTATTTTGTGGTTTATGTTCATCATATCCATCTATGTGGTGAACACATAAATTTTCTATACTTCCACAAATAGAGCATTTATACTTATCTCTTTGTAATACCAAATAATAATTTCCGTTATATCTTTTATTATTTAAGTAATCCTCTATCATAGGAATATGTTGTTTTTCTTCACATTTCTTTTTAGCTCTAAATTGTTTTTGTCTTAATGCTCCACTTTTAGGTTCTTTTTGTTCTATTAATTGTGGATTTTTCTTTTTTTCTCTATGTCTTCTAACCCTAGCAGCACTCTCGCTTTCACTACCAGTCATCTCTTCTGCTTGTGGTAAGAAAAACTCTTCATCATTTACAATTTCAATCAGATTATGTTTATCTAAAAATGCTAATGTCATAGCTACATTTTCTTCATCTTCATCTAACTCTAGGGCTAATTCATCTGCAAATTCATCTTCTACGCCTTCAAAGTAAAGTTTGTTTTCTTCTTTAATCGCTAGTAGTAACATTTTAAGATAAATTATTGTGTATGTATCTCCGCCAGCTATTTTTCTTAGCTTTTTAATTTCTTTCTGTCTAAAAAAATCATCTTTAAGTTTTAACCAGTAATATTGTTTCGGTTTCTTTGCCATTTAAAACCTCCTTTACTTTTTCTAGGAAGGGGATTGCTCCCCAACCTAGCTACATATCCATTACTTGTTGCCCTGTTTCTTGTTTTTCATCTTCTGCCACTTCATCTGATACCTCTGTAAAATCAGCTTCTATTCCTTCATCTTGCACTAAACTCATATCATCTGATATTTCTGTTTTGATTGTTTCATCCATGCTTGTAGCTCTTTGCAATTCAATGCTTAATGGAGCATATTTTAAAAGTTGTTTTATTACTGTTTTCTTTGCCATTGCATCAAAATCAGTTTGCCATGGACCACTGTTATATGTTTTCGAAAATCTTTTTGCATGTTCTAAGACTTCATCTTTTGTCATAAATATAAAGCTGTTACCTCCAGTATCTAAGTGATATACTGCATAATAACCTATCACTTCACCTCTATTGCCTTTTAAAAGTGGTTTATGTGTTAGAGTTTGGTCAAGTCCGTAATCTATATCGAAAGTATCATTTTCTCTAACTTCATGTGCATATAGAGTTTTAATTTTTCCACTTCTTTGTGCTAATTCTAATAGACCTTTGTAACCTATTTGAAATTGTACTTGTTTGCCATATGGTATTAAGTAAGCTTGTCCTAATGGTGTATTAGGTTCTAGTCCTAATTGTGCTGATTGCATCATTGCTGCTATAAAACTCATTGGATCACATTGTTGTAATTTTGTATTATTACTAAAAGCTGTTAATGCTACTCTTTGAAATCTTTCACTACTAACCATGCTTGGAAGTGCTTTTTGTATTTGCCCTCCCATTTTAGTTAATAGTTGTTCCATTCCTTTACTTGGGCTTGCTTTTTTAACTTGATTAGTGTTATTAGCTTTATTTTGTAATTGATTTTTTAAATTTGTCATGTTACTACCTCCTATTTAATACTGAATTTTCTGAAACTACTTATTTTCATATATTGAGCAGCTAAATCAGGTAACTCACTTTTTAGCTTTTTACTATCTATTGAGCTTCTACTTTGAGATTTCCAAGTTGCTTTTCTATCTCCTATTTTTGCTACCTCGCAATCTTTCATTTCAGCTTGTATTTCTTGTTCTATAGTTTTCTTTTCATTATCTAATGCTTTAATGTCTGCAACTATTTCATCATAGCGATTAAGCTTATCTTTGGCATTTTTTATAAAATTTGTTATGTCTATTTCTTCTTTTATTGAACTCGGATATTTTTCTTTTAAATACTCACTATATGCATAAGAACCATCTGGAACAGGTATTTCATCTTTTAACACATTATTTTCCCAAAAGTCTTTTTCTATTTTCATCAAGTAATCTATAGTTTCTTGATCTCTTTCAAGCTTGTACCATTTAAACTCTTGGTTGCCTATTAATGCTGCTATATAACAATGAGTTGCCCCTGTTACAGCCATATAGTGTAAGCATTGTATTTCATAGTGTGCTGGGATTCCATTTTCCCAATCTTTTGCAGCATAGCTGTTAGTAGTTTTACATTCTAAGAATGCTTTTTCTCCTACTATAGCTCTATCTATGTTAGCGAATGCAAAAGGATATTTTTCATTTGCTAATATTCCATTTACATTTCTAACTTTTAATCCAGTTTCTTCTGTAAATAATTCAGCTACAAACCCCTCTAATCTATTCCCTAATTCCATTCTGAAACTTTTTACTTCTTTTACTTCTTCTTGTTTTTTGTCTATGTAAACTTGCACTGCTGTTTTCCAAGGATTTATGCCAGCTACTGCACTAGCATCTGAGCCCCCGATACCTGATTGTCTATGTTTAAGCCATTCCTCTTTTGACATTCCTTTTGTAGATACTAATATTTCTGAATCCAAAAATTTTCTACTCATTTTTTGACCTCCTATGTTATAATTTAATCAAGTTATTTTTTTAAAAACACATATTTTTATGTGAACTCTCTAGCGCCAACTAGAGAGTTTTTGTGTTTAATACATATTTCTCCAGTTACATTTTGAGTTCATTAACTCTATAAGTTGCTTTACAGTCATGTTTGGATATTTACTTGCTAAGTAGTTTAGGACCTCTGGTGTACATTTCATCTAACCACCTCCTTTACACCTTCGATAACTGCATCTAATACTTGATGCATCTTTGAAATTGTGTATTCTGTGTCTCTACTTCCTGTTGATGTGTATAGAAATGTGTCTTTTGTTTTGTATTGGTCTATTCTAAGAGTTAGACTGCAAAATGGTTTGTCTATTCCTTTTAGGTGATGTAATCCTAGAAAAGCACTTATAAAGCCACTGTTTTCGTTGATGTATTCAACTTTATCAAATAGCTTATTTGCTTCTTTTCTGAACTCTTGATTTGTCATTTATAGTACCTCCTTTAAAGACTTTCCTAGTTTTCTTTTGACATATTTGTCATAGCTTATTCTGTCTACTAGATACTTTCTCCCCATATGATTTACTGTGTATTCTCCTGTGCTAAGTCCATATCTTGCTACCTGTAAAGCATAGTTACGGCCACAATGTAGATACTCCTGTAATTGTTCTATTGTTAGATATTCACATGGTGCATAGTCTTCGCTATAACGAAATTTTTCAACGATATCAACTAAGTCAATTCTTTCTGATATTGTTTGAAGTAGTTCGCTTTGGTCCATGTTTCTTACTAACATCTTTTCAAATTCACTTGCCATACTTTCACCCCCTAATTATGTATGCTGTGCCACCAAGCCCCTAAAAAGAAGCCTATGTTAAATATGATTACTGCTGCTATGTATTTTGCTAACATGATGCCTCCTATCTGCTATAATCAACTACTGTGTTATTGCCTTGTTTTCTAAGTAGTGCAAACTTGTTTTGTAACACGTGAAACATTTTTATTTCTGCTTGGTATGGAGTTATGATGTTCCATTCTTCTCTAAAACCTCTAGCTCTTAATATGTCTGATACTACTTCTACTTCTTTTTTTATGAAGTGTTCTGTTCCTGTATATACTGCCATGCTAATTACCTCCTAAAAGTCCTCTTTCGTTAACTTCGTTTAATAACTGTTCATCTGTATACTGAGATAAAATTTGTTTTACCTTTTGGTTTTCTTTTTCTAACTTTTTATAGTAATTTTGAACCCTTTCCTCCATTGCTTTATTTGTTATAAACTCTACATGTTGCACACAATAATTAAGAACTATTGTCATAAATTCATCATCATTTATTTTTGGATCTATCCCTGATATGTCGTCTATGTATTCAAATCCTTCATCAGAGCTATCTCCTATATAAACCTTTATGTAGTAAGGATATCTTTCGTCTAGTGCAAATTTAAGACTTCCAGCCCCTATTTCTATCACTCTAACATTTGCTCTCTCTATTCTTATGTCTCCCAAATAAGTAAATCCAATTTTTTTATTATCTTCCATATTTAATCCTCCTAATTATAAAAATCTGATTTTGTAACTTCGTTAACTGGTAATCCTAACTCTAATTGCTTGTTATGATCTTTTATTAATCCATCTTTTATAAGAAGTAATCTAAAGGTTTCTTTACCTCTAGGAGTTATAAGTGTTTGTGTGTCGCTATGTCCCCAAGCAGTTGTAAATTCTTTTAATTCAAAGTACTTCATCTTATTTGCATAAGGTTTAATTTTTCTTTTTTTATCTCTGTAGCATAAATTCTTTTGAATTAACCACTCTGTAAAAGTTCTTTCTTTTATTCCTAATTCTTTAGCAGTATCTCTTATATTTGTAAGTAAGTTGTTATCTACTAAAGCATCAAAGTACTCTGCTTTTGGAGCCATTTCTCCTATAACTTCGGACTGTTTTTCTATAACTTTTGTTTGTTGTTGATTTTCTAATTGCAGTCTTTCATTTTCTTCGACTTGTACTAGTAAATGTTGCAATGCTTCTTTATATGTAGTTGGAACTTTTGGTTGTTGTTCTTTTATGTACTGTTCCATTTTATTGAACTTATTAACATATCTTGCTGTAAATAATATTCCTTTTTCACCAGTAAGTTTATTAGCTAACATTTCGCAACCCATTTTTGTACATTCATAACACTTATTAGATTTACCGTTACTTGCTTTATATTCACTTTCTATAAAATATTCATTCACCACAAAACTGTGGTCTATTAAAACTGGGATTATACCTACAACATCTTTGTTACCTTCAATCATTCTAAGTACTTCCCAATGTTCTTTTTCCATCATCTTAGCTACTTCTCTTGATGATATAGTTTGTACTAAGTTATTCATTTCGTTTATGTAATCCATGTTATTTAATCCCCCTTAATTACAAATTACTGCATACTTTTCTTGATTGAGTATCCTTTATGTGGACTTCATGACTAAAAAAAAGTNTATTCATTTCGTTTATGTAATCCATATTTCAATCTCCTTTCTAGAATAAATTGTGTTTATTTTATTTTTTGTAGTTTTACTTGTGAGAGCTATTAAAAAAAATTTCTTCTATAGAACAATCAAAAATATCGGCTATTTTTTTAGCAATATCAAGTGATGGTTTCATAAGCCCTAACTCATAACACGAAAAAGCTTGCTGAGTAACTCCTACTTCTTTTGCTATAGAGCTTTGTTTAATGTTTTTTTCTTTTCTTAATTTTTTAAGTTCGTTCATTTTATCACCTCATCTTTCAATTTATTCTTGTCTATTTTTATTTTTAACTATTTTAAATTGTATTTATATTTATATATTATACAATTTTATCTTGTGTGTCAATATTTTTTTTAATTTTAAATTGTATTTTCTTTAAAACACTTGATAAATACAAGGATTTCGAGTAAAAATGTAGTATATATAAGTATAAATTGTTTACAACATATTTTCAAAAAACAATCAATATAATAAGAGTTAAAAAGAGAAACAGTAAAGGATAACCAGGAGGAATAAACCATGAATGAAATGTTACCAAAGAGACTAAGAGAGTTAAGGAAGGAAAATAAATATACTCAAGAAGAAATGGCTAAAAAATTAGGAATAACTACCAGCGCTTATGGTTTTTACGAGCAAGGCAAAACTGTTCCAGATGCATCAAAAGTACTGGAGTTAGCTAGAATGTTCGATGTAACTACAGATTACTTATTAGGAGCTGTAGACAATAAAAAACCTTTAGAAGATATCTCAGATAAGCAAAAAGAAGCTATTAAACTGGCTGAACAATTAACAGATGAACAGTTGAATTTAATTATGAATATGGTATT